AAAGCAGGAAGTCTTGGGTTTAAAGTATAAGGTTTTAATATACTTGTAATTTCAATAACATTACTTGAGTTAGCAAGATTTTCAATATCCTGACCAAATACTGTTAATGCACCATCTTGTCCACCAGATGCTTTAAATTTAATGTGGTCGTCAGCCAATTTTTCTAGTTGAGGTAGGGCATTAATATCGCCAACTCTAACTTTAGTACTTAATCCAGCCTTCATTAAAAGGCTTTTTGATACAGAAGCAAATCCTCTAATACCTTTATCAATAGCAACGTTTTTAATTATTAAATCGTTTGCTCCGCTAACCCATTTTCCAACAACATTGTCTTGGAAATTTTCTTTAACATCTTGGTCATTCCAAAGGTCAACTTCATCTAAATCAATTCCACCAAGACCAAGAATACCAGCCTGAATAGATGGCACAATTGGAATCATTTGTGCTTTAGTTAAAGATACACCAAGAGATACTTTCTTGGTTCTTTCGTAAGCATCAACTATATCTTGTGGTTGAAAACCTTTGCGAAACTTATCTAATTCATATAATGGGCTATTTGGGTCAGCCAGTAAAAATGCAGTAGATATAGGACGTGCAACAATTGGACTAAAAACATATTGTTCTGCAGCATTTGCTACAGTCATAATTGGGTCAACTGGTTTAGCAATTGCTTGGTCAGCAGAAAGAATTCCTGCATCCTTCATTGATTGCTTTATACCAGATTCGGCAGCAAGGTTTGCAGCAGCAGCAAGTTCTGGTCTAGTTTTAGCAACTGAACCCGCACCAAAAGAAGCGCCACCAGTAAGGATAGGAGATAAAAGGCTACCAGTAATAGCGCCTAAACCTTTTCCTACTGATTTACCTGTTTCTAAAAAGTTACTCCATAAAGACATTATTACACCGTCCCAGGTTTAAATGTAGATGGAGAGCCACCTTGAACTTCATCTTCAGTTATAGCCATTATAAATCTATCTCTATCAGTTGTAGATTCCCAAGGCACCATTGAGAGTAGCAACGCTACCCCTAGGTTGTCGTAACCTAAAGAGTTTCCAAACTTATCAAAATGGTCAAAGAAAGAATTTTCTAGCCATTTCACAATATCTGTGCTTTCACAAAGTTAACAAGTCTTTTATATGAGTCAGGTGCACCTGGTAATCTGGCTGCCTGTAATAAATCTGGTAAATACTTTTTAACTATTTCAATATCTTGTGTTTCAACAAGAGGAGTTGTAAGTCTTGTAGGAAGTGCTTCTTCACCTCTACCACGACCAGTAGGTACACCATCAGAGATAGGTAAATCACCCTCATAGTCAGCATCTAGTGGGGTAAAACTTCCCATTATTGCGTCTAATGGATTACCAGCAGAAACTGGTGTTGCAGATGCTGGTGCTGGTGTTGGGGCTTTTGCCAATTTCGCACCTTCCTTCTGTTCTTTTAATTGTTTGTTTACTCCATATGGGAAACCTGCGTAATTTTTACCAGATTGTCCGTCGCCACCCATAGGATTAATATTTGCTGGGTTATTTTGAGGAGCAGTTGGACGGTCACCGCCACGATTTTCTACAGGTTGTGTCATTGACATTGCATACTCCTACTTTGTAAATTGTGTTTTAATGTTTACAGTTCCACCACACCATATGTTGTACTGGATTGCTATGTTGATTGCTTTCTTAGCAGCACCTGCTGCTTTAGCGTGAGTTCTTCTTTCAGTATCAAGTGCGACTAATGCGCCAAGAGCGACACCACCGCCTGAACCAATTCCATATAAACCTTTATCATCACGCATATATCCATAGTCATCACTAACTTGATATAACTTTCCATTAAAACAAACTAACGCATCCCAACCTGAATCATCATCATTCTTAGTCTTGGGTGCTGGGTCGTAACCAGCCTCAGTTAACGCTTGTTTAATAGATGGTAAAACCCTAATCATCATAAATCTATCTGGGTCTTGCGATTTAATTACTTTAGGTGGCTGCCATAAGTTATTAAGAATATCTCCTGCTATAGCATCACCTGCTACTGCAACTAAATACTCTCCAACTTTAACTATCTTGTCGCAACCTTTGGCTACATAAGGTCTATCTGAATATGTAGTCATAGTATCTGCTGCTAAAACAGCCCAGCCTTTACCCTGAACACCAACAATTGCAGTCATAGTCCCCCACTTAATTATCTTCTCGCTATTGTTCTTACGCTTGCGTTTGCTTCACCGCCTGATGTTAGGCTTGAAAGAATACTCATAATGTCTGGTGCTGGTCCACCTTCTGTTACTTCTGGTGGAAGAGCGCCTCCTGTTAGGACGCCAGAGGGAGCAGGGGACGTTTGCTCAACCATAGAAGGGGCAGCCCCAACAGGAGGAACTTGTTCTGCAGGGGCAGGTTCTGGTGTAAATACTGCTTGAATTGCATCTTCAAGACTTACACCACGTTGACGCATCTTGATAACCTCTGCAATTTGCTTAACGATTGCAGATGTGTCCCCACCTTGCGTAGCCATTGCAGGAATTGCTTGTGTATATGCTGTTAAGGAACCAAGCAACGCTTGGCGCATATTCTCAATTTCAATCTTTTCTAGTTCTTGTGTTACGTTTACGCTAAATGGTAACTCACGCATAGCCAAATCTTTAGAGATTAAGCCACCACCAAGAGCCTGTAGCATAAAGATAAGTCCCTGTGCTGGGTTAAGACCAGCCAACATACCGTAACGAACATCAGCAGAGTAATCACCCTTAATATCTTTTACTGGATTATATGTAATCTCATATGGTGAACCTGCATCAACGCCACGAATTGTCTTCTCTTCAGGGAATAACTTCTCATCAACCTGAAAACAAATCTGAATAACATCTCTTAAAGCACTTGCAAAGATTGCTTGTGCTGATTTAACCTGTGTATCAAAGGCACCCATAAGAGCCTGTACACCTTGACCAGTAACAATAGAGGCGTCAATGTTTCCAGTACGTCCTTCTGGATAACGAGCACCCACTCGCATTTCTTGATTAAGTAATGTTTGTTCTGTAAACGCACCTTGTGGCAGAGTAAGTTCAACACGACGTACACCTGCTGGGTTTTGTGTGCGGATAATCGCATCTCCACCAAGTTGTAACTCGTTAACATCTGCAGGTAGCACAATAGGAGCCTGTACAGATTTCTCTGCAGCCTCCATAGCAAGCAACGCAAAACGATTGCGAAGCAATTGGATACCTAGGATGTCGTCAAACTGTCCACGCATCTCGCCATCAATAGATGGTTTACGTGCAACAATAACCATCATCTTACCTAGAGGATTCTTAGCCTCTGATAAAACTAGATTATCTTTAGTTGGTAGATAAATGATTGATTGGTCTTTGTCATAATAGCGAATCATTTCAATCTGAGAATTGAGGTCCTGCTCATAGCGAAGTTTGCCAAGCAGTTGGTACTCGTACTCAGGAAATAGCGAAACCAATTCGCCCAGAGTCATCATATATCTTTTAGCAAATGCAACACAGCGTCCATAGCGGTCAAACTCAGGGTAAGCACCTATTGGGTTTTCTAGGCGTATGCGAGGCAACTTTGCTTCTTCATCCAATTCAATAATGAATGGAAGAAAACCATATGTTAGATACCAGTCAGCACCAGAGTACATCTGGACTGATAGGTCGGAATGATTAAAGTAGTTAGAAGCAATACGGGTGCGGGTATCGGCAAACTTACGGGCACGGTCTTTAACAGCATTAGCAGCAGAACAGTTTACTGCTGGTAGTGGTGCCATAACTTCTGATAGGTCACGAGCAACAATGTCTATAAAGTTTGCTACTACGTTTGTATCTACACCATCTGGAAAAAAGTCAGGATAGACAGAAGAGATTTGCCCTTTGCGAACAGCAAGAACGTCTTGTGCACGAGAGTCTCTATCTGTAGCACGATAACGTAGAGAAGCAACTCTTGCTGAAACTTGCTCAATTGATAATGCCATCTATATCCTAACCGTAAGTTTCTTGCCATTGCTCTGCAATAGCGTCATCTAAATTAATACTGTAGCGTTGTTGACGTTGTTGTCTTGTAGCCCAGCGATTGTTTGTATATTGAGTTAACTTAGAACCTTTTTGCATTAACTCTCGAACCTTAATGACTGCAAACCATAAAGCCATTACACAGTCTGTAGCATTTCTAGTCTCAGGCTTCCAGGTTATTAGTTGTTGGACTAACGCCTTAAGACCTTCAGAACCTTCATTGCTTGGTATTTCAATTAAGTTGTTATCCTGAAATCTACCGTCTCTTGTAGTTCCAAATAAACTTGCCATAGACGCCACACCGAAAGATGTATCCCACTTGTTCTTACCAGTAAAGTGTGAATTAAGTTGGCATCCGTGAGCAGCCAGCCAGTTTCTTAATTCATCATCTAAGGCGTAAGCCTTCTGGTGGGCGTTAATCTCAATACGTAGTTCTTGTGGTTTGTACTTTTGTACCCACTCTTCAATAAGTTCCCGAATCTTCATAGGTGTAGGTTCGGTCATATTGGCACAATCTAAAATATATATTCGTCCATCAGCACGATTGTAAGTTATCGCTACTGCTGCAGTTGCACCTGCCATAGCAGGGTCAAGACCAATGATGGTATAACCCTCAACATTTTTTGGATGACCAGCAGCGCCAGGCTTTAGTGGTCCTCGTTTTCGCATTCCGTTGACGCACCCTGCGATAGCACTTGGTGAGAAGATTGAGTCTTCTGTGACGTCTTCTTGTTGGTAGACCATAGCCCAGATACTCGGAGCAACTTCAGACCGCCTTGTAAATAACGCGGGTCCATCCCATTTGGGATATAGTCCTTCGGCATCAGGTTCATCATTTCCACCTTCAGGTCTATCTGTCTTTGCCCAAAGGGTTTTCCAATTAGCAGGTTTTTCGTCAAACTCTAAAACGGCTGGCATAGCACAATATGTAAATGGAGATTTGCCACCAGTCCAGTTTGAGCCATCTCGTATTTGTTTATATAAATCTACGGGAGCAACACGGGTTCCTACTATAAGTAATTTTCCGTGTCGTCCCAGACGTGTGATAACTTCTTTTTGAAGCCATTCAATTTGCTTTTCCCATTCGTGGGAGTTTGAGTTCATCACAACGTCGTCTAGGATAATTAGGTCAGCACGGGCACCGTAAATCTGTGAACCGAAACCTAACGCTTGAACCGTAGGGTCCTTTTCGCCAGAGTCTCTTCCAGCGCCTAGGTAAATCATATCTGCTGACCAGGTAGGTGAGTCAGCCTTATAACCGCCATTAGGTCCAAATGCCATTTGAAGTTTAATCCAAGATGGGTGGGACAAGCGGGTCTTTATTGCACTTAAAAATTTTCTAGCCATACCCTGAGTTTTAGAAACAATAATGATTCTAACATTTGGGTCAGTTGCTATTCGGTAGGTTACGTAGTTAATCGTAATTACCGTAGACTTAGCGTGTTCAGGAGGTACGTTTATAAGTACACGGTTCGCCGCTCCTGGTTCGTAAATCATAGCAGGGTGTATCCAACGCGGCTCACGACCTTCAATCAGGTCTATCCAGTTTAACTGGTGAGGAAAAAGTTTTGTATCTAAGAACTGTTCTGAGAATTCAGGGAAGGTAATATCCTTTAGGTTGGTCAGGTCAGCCTTGACACCTTTACCCGCAAGGCGGGCTTTGTCGGATTCCTCTTTGAACTCAGGTTGGTTCATCACCCATTGGCGAAAGGTTACTTCGTTTCTGCCAACAGCCTTCATAGCATCAGTTATGGTTGAGCCTTGGCTCAGTAGTTCCAGCACTTGCTTCTGGGCTGCGCCCTTTGGGATGTTTTGAACCCCAGGTTTTCTACCCATACGTCTCCCCTTAAAAACATAGATTAAACGCCACCATTAAACGGGCAGAGTACCCCCATATATATTATTATATATATTATATATATACGTCGCGTAGCCCGCAGGAAGCGGAGCGACGCTCCTATAGATATATAAATATCTATACATATAAGATAACCTGTTCAAATCGTAAAACCGAACAACTTAAGACATAATATTTTATAATAGTCGCCCTTTGGCGACAAAAGTATTGATTTATACTACTTATGGGGCTATATAACAGAAATATTTTGGGTGAGTATACTTACATATAAGTAGCCGAATTTAATCAATGTACCCTCAAAAGTCCCTGCGGGACTATTTTCTACCTACCCTAAACCTTTACCTTACCGTTAGACTTAGTTATTAGATAGTTATAATTACATTAATGTAGTTTTAAATCCAGATTTGAGCAAGGAATAAGATTTCATTCCAATTAGGAATGGGGAAC